TGTGAACATTAGCGCTGCTTCTTTGACTGAGAATGAAACTAAGGTTGCGATGGCTCAGAAGTTGATTGGTTTGGGCTTTGTTCCTGAAGATGTTTTGACTGTTCTTGGTTTGCCTAAGATTGCTCATACTGGTTTGCCGACAGTGCAGTTACAGAATCCGACTACTATCCCAGATGGTAGTTATGAAACGGGTGCATAATGGCTGTTGCTGATGGTTCTTATTCTCCGCCTGTTGGTGTGCAGGATGCTGCTAAAAGGGCTTTGGCTTGGATTGATGCTGGTTTGGCTGGGTCTGGGTTTACTGCTGTTGGTAGAGCTAGGGCGCAACAGTTGGCTTCGGGTGCTGATGTTTCGGCTGATGTCGTAAACAGAATGATCAGTTTCTTTGCTCGCATGGAAGAGTCAGTAAAGTCTGCTGTTGGGTTTGACCCTAGAGATGAAGGTTATCCTTCACCTGGTCGAGTTTCTTGGGATGCTTGGGGTGGGACACCTGGACAAACTTGGGTAAACAGTTTAAATGATAATCAATCTAGGGATGTTTCTGTTGATACAGATAAAATTGATTTTAGGCAAATGGAAGGTTATGTTTTGAGTGAATTACAGGATAAGGCTTACAGCCTAAAAGGCGATGCTTTAGAAACTATTGCCAAACTTGCTGAGACTGTCTATCAGCTTTGTGAAGTTGTGGATTCTATTACTGAGCCTGCTGTTGTTGTTGATGATCTAGAAGATATGCCTGAAATGATTGATTTGTCTAGCAAGGTTATGGAAGAAGATTCTGTTCGTTTTGTTGAGCCTTCTAAGGTTGCTGAATTGCATGAGCGCGGTGAGCGTGTAACTAAGGGCATTGAACAGCGTGTTGCTTTTCAGGATTTAGAGATTCGCCAGGATGGTGATGGCATGACCTTGCGCGGTTATGCAGCCGTTTTCAATTCACCTTCTCAGCCTTTGCCTTTTATTGAGACTATTGAGCGCGGTGCTTTCAGGGATTCTTTGAACTCTCGTAATGACATCAAACTTCTTTGGAATCATGATACAAGTATTGTTTTGGGTTCTACTCGTGCAGGTACTCTCAAGCTTGCTGAAGATGAGCGTGGCCTTTATGTTGAAGCCAATTTGCCTGACACTCAGGCGGGGCGTGATGCGATTGTTAGTATTCAGCGCGGAGATGTAACAGGTTTCAGTTTCGGCTTCAGGGTTGCTGCTGGTGGCGATACTTGGATCAACGCTAATGAGCGTGTCCTAAAGCGTGTCAACATCCATGAAGTTTCTGTTGGCGTGGCTTTCCCTGCTTATCTAGGAACTGAAGGAACAGCCAATGTTAGATCTGTCCCTGATTTGACTGGAAAGATTGCTCGCCTAGCGGAGATTCGTGGAGTGTCTGCTGAAGAGTTGACTGATGCTCTTTTGGCTCTTGAAGCCGGTGATGAATTGACTGCCCGCCAGGGTGAACTTTTGACTGACACTCTTGGCAAGGTTCTAAAACAAGATCCTGAAGTTACTAACCCTAACGCGATTTTGGAGTTAAAGAAGAAAGAGCTTGATTTGCTGATGAAGCGCGTATAATTAGAGTATTGCCCTTGCGTGGTGTTGGTTGGCAATAAATAAAGAAACCTAACTTTCTTTTCCCCCTGATTTGTCCCAGGGGGTTTTCTTTTATGTGAATGTATATATTTGGGGTATAGACTTTATTTATCAGGTGTGTTTATCCCCTGAGTTTTTGGCTGAGTGTACTCGCCTAATCCCCCTAAAAACTATGTTCTTGAAAGGAACAAACCTAATGAGCGATTTTATTGCTAAGCAGGTTGATGCTAAGGCTAAGGCTTGGCACGAAGCTAAGGAACTGATTGATTCAGTTGAAGCTCGTGGCGGTGTTTGGTCTGGTGAAGATGAAGCAAAATATGCTTCTCTAACCGCAGACATCAACAAAAGAAATGAACTAATCGAGCTAGAGCAGCGTGAAGCTAAAGTTGCCGAAGCAATGCAGACATCATCTGTTGACTTTGCTGCTGCAAACGCACTAAATGGCGATGCAGAGATTCTTCGCAAAATGGCTTCTGGTGAGATTCGTAATCACGAGTTTCGTGCAATAACAGGTTCTTCTACTGGAGCACCTGTACCAACATCTTTCTACAATGAGATTGTTCGTGTTGCAAGACTTGTAAACCCATTGCTTGAGTATGCAACTGTAATCAACACTGCTGGTGGCGAGAACTTGCAGATTCCTTCACAGGCAACTTTCTCAACAGCAACAATCGTGGGTCAAGGAGTTTCAATCGGAACTTCAGAGCCTACATTCAATGCGTTTACAACTCTAGGTGCATACAAGTTCTCAGCACTAGCACAGTTGTCTCGTGAACTTATTAATGATGCAGGTGTTGACATCATTGGATTCCTAGCAGAGCAGTTTGGTAACGCTCTAGGTTTCAAGATTGCTGACGAAGTTGTTAACGGAACTGGAACAGTAGAGCCTGTAGGTTTCTTGCCTGTTGCAGGTACTGGTGTTACAGGTTCAACTGGTGTATCTGGTGCGTTTACAGCTGATAATGTCATTGACTTGATTTACAGCCTTGATGGTTCACTTCGCAACCGCCCTTCATTCGCAATGCTTGCAAACAGCACTTCTATTGCAGCTTTGCGTAAGTTGAAGGACACTGCAGGTAACTATGTGTTCCAAGTTGGAGATTCAAAGGATCGTAGAGACCTAGTTCTTGGTGTTCCTGTTATCGAGACTCCTGCTATGCCAAACCCTGGCACTGGTGTTAACTCTCTTGCTGTAGGTGACCTAAAGTCCCTATACATCAGAACTGCTGGCGGGGGACTTACCGTGGACAGGTCGGACGACTTCGCCTTCGGTAACGATTTGGCTACATGGAGAGCAACTTGGAGATTGGACTCTGCGTTAGTTCAGACTGCAAACATCAAGAAGTTTAAGGGTGGCGCAAGCTAATCCTGCTTCATTAGAGAAACCCCCTAAACTCAAAAGGTTTGGGGGGTTTTTCTATTATGCTTTTAGGCATGACTTCTAAAGCGTGTATTTCTTGGTATAGCAATTCTTTGAATCAGCCGACTGGTTATGGTACTCAATCTAAGCAGGTCATTGAACGACTTGTTAGGGATGGCCATAAGGTTGCGATGCTTTCTAACTATGGTGGTGAAGGTGTCAATAGCGTGATTGAGACTGGTGCGGGTTTGATTCCGCATTACAGCAGGGGAATGAATCAGTATTCGACTGATGTTATGCCTTTGCATTATGCGCATTGGAAGGCTGAGAATCCTAAACTGCCTTCTTGGATGCTGACTCTTTACGATGTTTGGGTTTTCGACAATCCTGCGCTTGATGCTATCCCTATTGCTTCTTGGACTCCGATAGATCATCAGCCTGCCCCTGAGAATGTTTTGAAGTGGCTTAGGAAGCCTAATGTTACGCCTATTGCAATGAGTGTTTTTGGTAAGAACATGATTGAGCAGGCAGGTATTGAGTCTGAGTATATTCCGCATGCGATTGATACTAAAGTTTTCAAGCCGACTGCTAATTTGCCTGAAGGTATTTCGGGGCGTGAGTTTGTTGGCGGTGAAAACAATTTTGTTGTTGGAATGAACTTTGCTAACAAGGCAGGGGGGTTTATTCACCGTAAAGCAGTTGCAGAGAACTTTCTTGCTTTCGGTATTTTTGCTTCTAAGCATGATGATGTTGTTTTGTATTTGCATACTGAGCCTTATGGTAAGCAGTCAGGTTTTGTGTTGCCTAACATTCTTGCTGCTTGTGGTGTCCCTGCAGAGAAGGTGAAGTTCGTTGACCCAATTGCTTATCAGTATGGAATATCTCAGGAGACTTTGACAGCAATCTATTCGGCTTGGGATGTTGGCTTGTTCACTAATTATGGTGAAGGTTTTGGTATCCCGCAGGTTGAGTGCCAGGCAGCGGGTGTGCCTATTATCACAAGTAATTTTGCTGCTTCGGCTGAGCTTGCTTCGCCTGATAGTTTCCTAATCAATGGTCAGCCTTTATGGGATGCCGGTCAACATACTTGGTTTAATGTTCCTAATGTGCAGGCTATTGCTGATGCGCTTGAGCAGGCTTACCAGCGCGGGCGTAAAGAGTTCCCTGACACTTTGGCTTTTGCTCAACAATATGATGCAGACAAGGTTTATCAGGAGAAGTGGAAGCCACTTATCAAGAAGTTATCTGAAAAGTGATTTTAATTGTTCCTGTTTTGAACAGGTTTGATTTGTTGAAACGTATGCTGGAAAGCATTGATGTCAATGCGACTGTTTATGTGATCAACAATTCAGGTGAAATACAAGATGATTTTTATTACGATAATGAGTCAATCTATGTTCACTGGTTGGAGTTGCCTAGCAATCTTGGTGTTGCAAGTTCATGGAATCTAGGTATCAAGATGCTGCCTTTTGAGTCTCGCTGGTTCTTTACTTCGGCTGACTGCGAGTTTGCACCTGGCGATTTAGATCTGTTAAAGACTGCTAAACGTGATGCTTTGACTTTGTGCGACAAGTTCCCTTACTATCAGACTTTTGTTGTAGGTGACGA